CTCTTATATAGTCTATACACAAAATAGGCATAGTGTTTATATACACGTACTCATGACTTACTAGAACCTACCACTGAGTGACCTGCCTTAATAAACAGGTTAATCAGTGGACGACCTGAATTTCTTCAGATCATACCATTTACGATAGCCACCTTCTTCCGCAAAGACTTAATTGCTTTGTTGGAAAAGAGTTGATTCATTGTATCTGTTATTTGTTACGGGTACTGTACTCCCCCCATAGGGAGGGATAGTAAAGCTCGCGTCTGTTGCTCCACAGGAGGTGGGGTTTGTTCCACAACATCCCCCTTTCTGCTTCGTAGCTCACGCCATAGATTTAAACCGTACTACCCTAAACGAACAGGGCCCTCGTTGGCCCCGAAGAGAGTAAGATGTATACTCAATCCACTTATAGATCCCGGAACAGGATCTTTAAATACGTGGAGGAATAGTCTCGCATCCTCTTCTAATAACAGGCAACAATCACCTGAGGCTGAGTAATACCCCAGGGTGTTACCGTAAAATTCAGTTTCCTCTACCTTACTTCCCCGCTGAGACAGCAGGGCCGTTGATGTTATCGCCGGAGCAGAGGGCTGCAGGCACCCCTATTAAGGTGATCTGTGGTTCTAGGCTCCAAGAAACTTATCGTTAGAGTATGGTAACCCCATACCCGCAACGCCAGTACTTGGTCGTCACCATCAACTCCTGTTCTCCGCCGCTTGTAGTTCGGCCGAGTAGGTGGTCTATTTGACTAACCGCTCGAAGGTCCGTACTTAACATAGGCACAGCATTTTATTACTGCACATCCGCCTTCCGTCCCCCCGTCGGGATCGACTAGTTGCTACGCCGCCAGTATTATTATACTAGTGACTCTAACAACCGATTCTTGACCTAGCCTACTTTCTTTCCAAGTCCCTGAGGGGCACATCGGACTGATGAGTAAGAAATTGCTTATCTATCTTGATGCTTTCCATTACGATAGCTTACACAACTTAATGCTCGTCCTAGTACCTGACTCCTACAGTTTCCAGGAGTTCCGGTAGAATAGTTTTTGCGCAGGGTAATCAGATGCTGACCAATTGAGGTCATAGCACCGGACGTTTAACGCGTTCGTTGCACGAGAGGTCAAAT